GTGCGATGAAAGTTGCATGCACGGTGTGAAGTGGGGGAAAATCCTGAGATAGTATCAGGGGATTACCTATCACTATTTCGTGCCAAGCCCGCTACCGAAAACTATGCGACCAAGGAAGGCACCACTATTACCCGTCAGACTGGCGAGGTCGAATGGACTGCCATCAAGCGCACCCATGACGGTCGCTATCAGGCAGTTGCTGACGAAGGTCAGAACGGCTTCACCGCCGAGAAGGGTAAGTCCTTCCTGTCCACCGTCTATGAGCCGACCTTTACCGCCGGTACCTGATAACCTACTCCGGCACACCTCATGCTTTCAATCATGGGGTGTGCCTTTCCTTTGGAGGTGATCCCGATGGCGCTTGAAGCTATGCAGCGCAACGGACACAATCTGGGGCTGGGCGTGTTCGAATGCGAAGGTCTGTACGATACCCCCATGTTGGTGCCAGTCCACTTCAATGAGAAAGCGGACTGGATCAGCTTCAACTGTGCCGGAACAGACCGAAAGCGCAGCGTCCACGGTGTTCACTTCTTTGTGGACGATTACATTTTTGAGCGCACATGGCATGACCCCAGACGCTATGCGCTCCTTCTTTCTGAATTCAAGGCGGCTATGACGCCTGACTTCAGCCTGTTTACCGACTATCCCAGAGCCGTGCAGATCTACAACCATTATCGCAAGCATCTGATCGGCGCTTACTGGCAGAGCATGGGCATTACAGTCATTCCGTCCATCTGCTGGAGCGATCATGACAGCTTCGAGTGGTGCTTTGACGGCGAGCCTGTCGGCGGATGCGTTGCAGTATCCTCCGTAGGCACCCAGAAAAGCCCGACCGCACGTGCTCTGTTTATGGACGGATACAACGAAATGCTCAGGCGGCTGAAACCTGAGAAGATCATTTTCTTTGGCGATGTTCCGTCTGCCTGCGAGGGCAACATCGAACGGCATGACCCTTTCTACAAGGCAGTCCATGCCCGAAGGCGGTGCTGATATGGGCGGACGAGGAGGTTCCAGTCACCGTCAGACTGCGGGCGGTACGGCAGCTATCCAGACATTCCTGCAGAATGCCTATGGAGCAAATCATGCCAATGCAGTTCTGGCTATTCTCCAGAATGCGCCGGCACATATTCGTGCGCTATGGGAGCAATATGCCGTACAGTTCCGTGCAACAAACATGCGGCGCGACGAAGGCGCTTTCTACTCTCCGAGAGATGACAGCGTCCATCTTCACATCCCATCTGTTGCCCGGGGCGATGCGATATCAACGCCCTACAGCGTATTGTTCCACGAATACGGGCACATGACCGATTACCTGATTGCCCGGACTCATAATCAGGGTAATTACAGTGCCTACTCAGATCTGTTTCAGGGAATCGGCTCGGATGGCAAGGCGATCATTCGCAGCGGATCTTCCGGCGGCTTGCTTGGCAGAACTGCAAAGGATGAACTGGAAGGACATCTGGCACGAATGCGCAGGCAGAATCCCAATCTGAATCGCCAGCAGGCTGCCCGTGCTCTGGTCAGCGAAGCAAACAGCAAATACAGCTATCGGGATCGAAGTGATATCTCCGATATGTTTGAAGGCGCAGGTCTTGGCATTGCACATCCGCTAGGTGCAGGACACGGCCTCGATTACTGGATCAGCCGCGGCAACAGCAGGGAGATCTTTGCTGAGATCATTTCTGCCGAGGCCGCTCATCCCGGATCACTGAAGGCTATCAAAGAATATTTCCCCAGGACCTATCAGGTTTATCAGGACATGATGAAAGCGAGGAAAAAACGATGACTGAGTTTGATAAGGCCGTGAATGACTATTTCGATCATTTCGGTGTGCCGTACCCTTATGCTGTAGGCGTTGGCTTTCCCGGCAGCACGGACGAAGAGAACATTGAGATCATCCGTCGCTGTATCTCTGAAAACAAGCCCGCACAGTTTTCTCCTTTGTATCTGGACGATGTAGATTACTGATCGGAGGTAATAATCATGATTACTTGCACACTGAACAACAAGAAGTATACCGTTGACTTCATCACCGGCCGTGCGCTTCGCGAGATGGAACCCGCCGCCAAGGTGTATGGTAAAATCGTAGCTCTGTCTCAGGCGGCTCTCAAGGGCGAGAACATCCAGACCGATGATCAAATCAGCATCCCAGAAGCGATGGATGTGATGATCCGCTGGTTCTGCATCCTTTTCGGCAACCAGTTCACTCCCGATGAGGTGCTGGACTATTACCCCGTGGACAGGCTGATGCACGATATCGCTCTGGCCCTCATGGCCGTGCAGACGCAGACTACCGGGGTGCTTGATGAGTTCCCTACGAGGGCAGCGCAGACGGACATGACGGCCCCGGCCTGACGCTGCACGACTTTATCATGGACACCTACAACTCTCTTCTTGAAGGCGGCTGGCGTATGAGCGAGATCGACAGCATGGACATGCTGGGCTTTCTCGGCGTCCGCGCATGGAATGCCCGCAAGGAGAAGAAAAAGAAAGAACCCCGCCGCGCGTTCATCGACGAGGTCTGGGGCAACCTTACGCCCACTGTATAAGGCAGGTGAGAAATCTTGAGTGAAACCCTCCGCGACCTGGTTGTGTCGCTGTCCCTTCAGACGGATAACTTTACCCGCAATATCAAATCTGTCAATAAGCAAATTCAGGAAGCGGAGAGCAAGTTCAGACTCGCCGCTGCCGGTATTGAGGGCTTTGAAAAGACCGCAACCGGGCTTTCGACACATCTTTCCACCCTGGAGCGGCGGCTTCAGCTTCAGAGGGATGCGGTCACGCAGTATGAAAAGGCGCTGACTGCCGCAAATACCAAGCTGCAGGAGTGCTATAACCGCCAGAATAATTATGCCCAGCGGCTGACGGATGCCAAAACAGCACAGCAGGCGCTCAAGGAGCAGGTCGGACTTGCTGCACAGCAGTACCGTACCTTTGCGGCAACACTGGGCGAAACCGACTCCGCTACCATTGCTTCCAAGGCAAATCTCGATCAGCTGAAGGTCGAATACCGCGCCCAGTGTGCGGAAGTGAAGAAGCTGACTGGGCAAAATGCGGCTCTGAAAAAGAGTACGCAGAACGCAGCTGACGCTGTATCACAGGCGAACATCAATCTGAATGGCGCCCGTGCTGCCGTGAAGACGACGGAGTCTGAAATCAGCAAGTGCAACCGTTCTCTGGCGCTGGCTCAGACCAATTGGGATGCCGCCGGAAAGTCCATTGAGCAAAGCAGGACGGCTATCACTACCTTCGGCAAGCAGATCAGCCTTGCAGAGAGCAAGTTCAAGCTGGCGGCTGTCGGCATCAAGGATATGGACGCCAGTGTCGGCGGCTTGACTGCCAAACTGACCATGCTCCGCGAGAAGCTCACCCTGCAGGAAAACACAGTCACCGAGTATGAGAATGCTCTGCGCGGTGCCCGTGAACAGCTGAAGGCGGCACAGGATGCTCATGATCCAGAGAAGATCCAGCAGGCATCCGATGCTGTCATTGATGCTGAAACTGCTCTCAACAAAGCAAAGACTGCTCTTGCCGAGGTTCGGCAGGAAATCGAGCAAACCAATAAAGACCTTCGCACCGCACAGTCTGCCTGGACGGAAGCCGGACAGAGTCTGGATGCCTTCAGCAAGTACTGTGATAAGGCCAGCAAGGTAACCGGAGCCGTTGGACGCACTCTGACCACCGTAATGACCACGCCGATTCTGGCGCTGGGATCTGCGGCGATCAAGGCGTCCATTTCTTATGAGTCGGCATTCACTTCCGTCCGCAAAACGGTCAATGCTACCGAGGAAGAGTTTGCAGCCCTGTCTGATGAGATCAAGGGCATGTCGACCGAGATCGCTACTTCTGCGGACGATATTGCTGAAGTCGTTGCCATCGCCGGTCAGCTGGGCATCGGTACGGATTATCTGACCACATTCGCGCGTACAATGATCGATCTGGGCAACTCCACCGATATTGTGGCATCCGAGGCAGCCTCTACGCTGGCGAAGTTTGCGAACATAACTAATATGGATCAGAGCCTGTTCGGAAACCTTGGCTCTACGCTGGTTCAGCTGGGCAACAACTTCGCCACAACAGAGTCCTCCATCATGATGATGGCTATGCGACTGGCTGCTGCAGGTCATCAGGTCGGCCTTTCTGAAGCGCAGATTCTGGGCTTTGCTACGGCGCTGTCCTCTGTCGGCATCGAAGCCGAAATGGGCGGTTCCGCATTCTCCAAGGCGCTGATCAAAATGGAAGTAGCTGCTGCTACGGGAGGCGAAGCGCTTACCGACTTTGCAACCGTCGCAGGTATGACAGAAGCCCAGTTCAAAGCTCTGTGGGATGCTGACCCCGCTACCGCTTTTCAGGCATTCATTGTCGGTCTGTCCCAGATGGATGAGCAAGGCATGAGCGCCATCGCTACCCTTGAAGAGATCGGCATCTCCGAAATCCGTCTCCGTGATACTCTGCTCCGTGCAACGAACGCTACGGAGCTTTTTGCTGATGCGCAGGTCATGGCGAATGCAGCATGGGCAGATAACGCTGCTCTGACCGAGGAAGCCGGCAAGCGCTATCAAACCACCGCCAGCAAGCTGACGAACCTGAAAAACAAGGCTGTTCTGTTCGGTCAGCAGATCGGCGATGATCTGAATCCCACGATCCAGAATCTGATCGAGGGCGCGGATGAACTACTCGACAGCTTCATGGAAATGGATGAAGCACAGCGGCTTCAGATCATCAAATGGGCTGGCATCGCAGCTGCAACCGGTCCAGTTCTCCTGGGCATCAGCAAGGTTTCCAAGGGCATCAGTGTATTTACTGGGGGTATCGGCAAGTTTGCTACCGCTGTCGGCAAAGCTGGAGGCGGCTTCAAGGGCTTTATGTCCGTTTTGGGCAAGTCTCCGTCTGTGTGGCTGGCTGTTGCTGCAGCGGTTGTGGTTGGCACGATTGCGCTTGCCGACTATGTTTCCGGTGCAAAGCAGGCGCGTGAAGCACTCGAAGGCATGGCGGAAACCGCTGAAAGCTGGAAAAATACTGCTGCTGAAACTTTCTATGGCAAAAGCGATGGCCTTTCTTTCTTCGGCATGAGTGAAAGCGACTTCACCAATGAAGCACAGACTGCTGAAGAGTGGCTCACCGGGCTTCTTACTGTCTGGACGGACGGCAAGAAGGAAACCGATGAAATTGTCAGCGAGTGGACGGAATCCTTCAAAACGCTGACTGCCAATACCCGCAATGCGCTGGTTGAACTGAAGGCCACCGCAGATGCCAATGGCTATACCGGTGTGTCTGCCCAGCTGCAGGCTGACATTGATCAGCTGGACGCCATCGATAAGGAAATCGAACGGCTGCTGAGGAAGCGGCAGAACGGCTACTTCTCCGAAGGTGACCAGATCCGACTGCAGGAACTGATCGATACCCGCGAGGCGATCGTTGTCAAGTATCATCTAACTCCGGCTGAAACGGACGGCTTCGAAACCATCGCTCAGAAGGTGGAAGCAGAAGTTGCCCGTGCGCACGCCCGCGGTCAGAGCGATGCGGACGTATCTGTCTATGAGAATGCAATGGTCGCCGCCGCTGAAGGCATGGCTGCCATCAATGCACAGATCGATGCGCAGTATGACAAGGAGTACGCTCTGATCATGCTGATCGAGGATGCTTCCGAACGTCAGGCGGCTCTGGATGAACTGAACCTCAAGTACAACGAAAACCGCCGTGCCGCTGCGCTGGAATACGCGCAGACGATGGCTTCCATTGTGATGCCTGTCTGGCGGCAGGATGATATCCAGCAGGCGGCAGCAGACATTGACACACTGAACCAGAAGCTGCGCGAATACAGCATGGCTTCTGAAACTGACAAGCCCGGTCTGCTGGCCGATCTCAATGAGATCACAGCGAATATGGACGAGGGCGCGCTGATCGAGTACATCGGACTGCTCACGCAGATCCAGTCCCTTCTGGACAGCGGTCTGACGGAAGCAGAGATCGAAGCCATGTTCCCGGAAATTGATGTGTCCGAGGCTATGGAACAGCTGGCTTCCGTTCAGGATTATCTGGACACCCACCAGCTTGAACTCCCGGGTCTGGCAAGCATGTTCTCTGAAGCGATCCCCGAAGAGGCTCTGAAGATTGCAACTGATCTTGACATGACGGGTGCGCAGGCACGATGGGACGAGTTCGCCGCCAATCCTGGCGTGATCACCACCGATGCCATCATTGCATCCTATCAGGAAAACGAGGAAACCCAAAAGATCCAGCCCACGGTTGAAGCCTTCGTCTCCGGCTATACGGAAATCCCCGAAGGCGCGGATGTTGCCCAGCTTACTCCGCAGGGCGTGATCGCCTATGTAGAGAAGTATGCTGAGATCACCACCGGCGCCGATGTATCCGGACTGACGCCTGAGATTGCCGCCTGTTTTGTTGCCGGTTATCAGGAGCTTGCGGAAGGCGCGGACGTGTCTCTCCTCAAGCCCAGCGATGTTGTGGCTTATGTCACCAATTACGCAGAAGAACAGGGCGTGGATATTTCCGGCCTTGCACCTGATGGCGTGACAGCCTTTGTCATGGCCTATCAGGAAATCGAAGGCGGTGCGCTGACCACAACGCTGAAGCCTTCCGACGTTGCCGCAATCGTCACCCAGTATCTGCTGGATGAGAACGTGGATCTGAGCAAGGTCACTGATGCCCAGGTGGACGCGATGGTTACTGCCTATGCAGAAGCCGCCAACTGCGACAAGACCGCGCTGAAGGCTGAGGTTGTTGCCCAGATCACCGAGTATGTTCAGGCGGAAGGCCTGAAGCCTCCGATTCTGACAACCAAGGTGCAGATCACCGGCTATGAATACCTGACTTATCAGGACTTTCAGGAGAAAAGCGGTCTGAGCGTTGAAGTGCCTGTCCGCCTGGGCGAAGTGTCCGATACTGATCTCGCCGCACTCAGCGCAAACGGCAAAATCAAAATCTGGCAGGACGGTATCGAAATCCCGGTTACTGCTGTTCCGGAAGGAGCAATCACAGCCGATACCATCGCAACGATGGACGAGGACGGCACGATGCACATCCTGATTTCGCCGCAGGTCACTGGCACGCAGGAAGCCATCGAAGCCATTTCTCCGCTGGTAGATGAGGTTGATAAGCTGGGTGTCACCACGGCTGGCATGTGGGCAGGCATCATGCCTTCGACCACAATGGACCTGATCGGTTCTGCGGTCAGCCGAATCAACTCCTACACCAAGACGCTGGACTACAACGGCTGGCAGAAGTTCTGGGCATCTCTGCGCGGTGAAAGCACCGATCATGGTGTGCTGGATCAGAGCATGCGCTATGACTTCAACTCGCAGACGGTCGCTGAGCTTTCTGCCTATGTCGGCGAAATGGTCGCCGCAATCATGCAGGGCAAACAGGTGTCCGAGGAGGACATTGCAAACCTGCAGGCCATCGTCACGTTCCTCAACGGACTGGATACCACAGAAACCGGCGCCCACATCCTTGAGGGTGTCGCTCAGGGTATGACGGAAGCCGGCTGGGATACGGATGCCGAAACAGTTGCTGCCAATCTGGAATCCGCTCTGAACATGGCATTTGACATCAACTCGCCCTCTGAGCGTGTAAAGCCTGTTGGCGACAACGTGGCGGCTGGTGTCGGTGCCGGCATGAGCGCACACGATTTCTCTACGGATGCTTCTACAGTCGCTTCCGCTATCGAAACCGCAATATCCACTGCTTTCCCGGCAGCAATGCTGGCTTCCTATGGCACGACCGGAGTGCAAGGCATCGCTGATGCCATGACCGGCTACAGCATGTCTGCCACCGGAAACACGGTTGGCTCCAATGTGAAGAGCGCCGTCAACTCCAGCCTGACCAGCACAACGCTTCGTTCTGCTGGTGTCAACGTAATGGCTGGTCTGAAGGCAGGCATCAATGCAGGTCGCTCCGGTGTGATCTCTGCCATGCGATCTGCTGCCCGGGCTGCTGTCAGCGCTGCGAAATCCGAACTCAAAATCAAATCGCCTTCTCGCGTTTTCGAGGATGAAGTCGGTGTCATGACGATGCGCGGCTTCGGACAGGGCGTGCTGAAGGAAAGCAAGGAACAGGCACGCGTCATCCGCAACGCATCCCGATACCTGACCGGCGAAGCAAAGAACAGCGCCATTGGCTACACAACCAGCGACAACCGGCGCACTTACAACAACAGCGTGAACTCCACCATTCAGGTTGCACAGATGGTTATCCGTGATGAGCAGGATATCCGTTCTCTGGCTGTGGAGATCGCAACGCTGACCAGGCGACAGCAGCGCGGAAAGGGGCTGAGAATGGCATGAACGACTGGTTTGAATGGAACGGTGTGAAATGCACCGACTATGGAATCTATGTGACCGAACAGCCTCCGTCCACCATCCCGGAGGAACGTGTCACATTCACAAACATCCCGGGACGGAGTGGTTCACTGACCACTCTTGAAGGGGATTATGTATATGAAGATCTGGTTCTGACAGCCACCTGCGTGATCTCCGATCCTGACAGGATTCTCGAGATCGCCGGGTGGCTGCGCGGCTCCGGTACGGTCACCTTCGCCAACCGCGATGGCGGCTTTTATTATGCACGGGTGGTCAATCAGATCCCATTCGAGAAAATCCTGCGCGGCAATCCACACAGGTCATTTGCTGTGAACTTCCGCTGCAAGCCCTTCTGGTATGAGGCGGATGTACCAGTCAAGAACATCCAGCCCGGCAGCGGCAGTACCAGCGGATATGTCACCATGCAGAATCCCGGCAATGTGCCCTCTGAGCCGATTATTACTGTGACCGGAAGCGGCGAGATCACGCTGATCGTTGACATGACGATTGTGGAGCTTTCCGATGTGAACGGTGAGATCACGATTGACTCTGTTCTGCAGGAAGCATATTCCGGAATCACGTCCATGAACAGCTGTATGAGCGGTGACTTTCCAACTTTGCCGCCCGGGAACAGCACGATCTCGTGGACTGGCAATGTGACCTATTTGAAGGTTGAACCTAACTGGCGGTATCTCTAAGGAAAGGAGGAAATCCGTTGATTTGTGTATATCCTGCTGATTGTACAGACTTTTCCAATAACGGTCTGGGCGCGGTCAGCCCGACATCCTGCACTGTTACCGAAACTCTGAACGGCGAATGGGAACTGACGCTTGTTCATCCCATCGATGAGCGTGACAAGTGGCGAAAGCTCACGGACGGCGGCATCCTTCGCGTCCCTGTGCCTGCGGCAATGACGCCGCAGATCAATCTGGTCACGCAGCAGTACCAGACCACTACCTATGACGTGGAAGTCTACAAGGTCAGCACCAGCCGAGATCCGCTTCGTCTGCGCTCCGGTACAGGCACGAAGTACAAGATTCTGGGCAAGTACAAGAAAGGCACTGAGGTTATCGTCATCGAGAAAACCTCGTCCTCCTGGTACGAAGTAACCTGCCCGGACGGCAAGCATGGCTACATGTCCTCCGAATACCTGACCTATGTACGCACTGAGCAGCAGAGCACGACCACCAATGTGGGTTTCCGCAATGATGTGGTCGAATCACGCCAGCTACGCGATCAGCCCTTCCGCATCTATCGTGTTGTGCCTGAACTGGATAAGGTCACTGTGTATGCCCGGCATATCTTCTATGATCTGCTGGACAACATGATCAAGCAGATCAAGCCCGCCTCTGATGCGGTCGGCGCCTCTGTTGTGAAGAGCATATCGGACGGATGCCTGTCCGAGCATGACTTCACATTCTACTCCGATCTGGAGAGCACAGCTTCGAATGTCTCTTTTGAGAACATCAACCCGGTTGAGACTCTGCTGGGCGAGAACGGCCTGACCTCCAAGTACGGAGCCGAACTCGTCCGAGACTGGTTTGACGTGTTCCTCGTCAGCCGTGTGGGTACGGACAGTGAGGTGCAAATCCGCGAGAAGAAGAACCTCACCGGCATCTCCATCGATGTGGATATGACCGATGCCGTCACGCGCATCATGCCCACGGGCGAGGACGCAGACGGCAATGTGCTGTATCTGCCGGAACTGTACATCGACAGTCCGAACATCGGCGCTTTCCCGCATCCGAAGTGGATTCACCTTCCGGTATCCGAAGCCAAGGAAGTGGCTGAAGGCGATAACTACAAGAGCCTGACTTCCTGTTATCAGGATATGCGCAAGGCAGCACAGGCTGAATACGACGCCGGGTGTGATATGCCTACGGTCACGCTGAAGGTGGACTTCGTGAACTGCAAGGATACCGAGGAGTACAGGCAGTTTGCGGCGCTCACCGATATCTTCCTCGGTGACGCCGTTCGTGTGGTTGCGAGGCGTCTGGGCTTCGAAGTGACCATGCGCATGACGCAGTACACCTACGACTGCCTGACCCGCAAGTACACCAGCGTCACGCTGGGAACGGCGACAGAAACGCTGGAGGGTACGACCATCTCTGCCCGGCAACTGGCGTCCGGGTCGATCAGCGGTACGAAGCTGATGCTCAACTCCATCGGTTCCGGGCATCTGCAAAACGGCTCTGTCGGCAGTCTTCAGGTGAAGGCTGCAGCGATCCAGAGCGCACACATCCAGACAGCAGCCATCACGCAGGCGCACATTGCGCAGGCGCTGATCGAAACGCTGAACGCCAATGCGATTACTGCGGTTTCTGCAAAGATTCAGGAGTTGGCTGCCGGGCAGATCACGACGGATGAGCTTTACGCTTCCATTGCAATGATCTCCACTGCCCAGCTGACTACTGCGAACATTATCAATGCGAACATTGAGTGGGCGCAGATCGAATCGCTGGCAGCTGACATTGCCACCATCTCCAAGGCACAGATTACAAGCGCAAATATCGATGAAGCCAATATCGACTGGGCGGCGATCACCACGCTGTCCGCTGCGGTTGCCAGCATGGTCAAGGCAGATATCGGTACAGCGGACATCGACTGGTCGCACATCAAGGATCTGGCCACCGATACGGCAATCATCACGCAGGGTACTGCCGGCGAACTATATATCGCCAAGCTGGCTGTGACCGAAGCGAATATGGTATCCCTGACCGTTGGAGAGCTTGTTGTAAAAGGCTCGGACGGGCATTTTTATTCCGTGAGTGTTGATGAGAATGGTGAAGTGGTCACAACCCTCAAGCAGGTGGCAAATGATGATGTTGCCGATCTTTCCATTCATGGTACAGAAAAGCTGATCGAAGGCTCTATCACAGCCAAGACACTGAATGTGCAGGAGATCTTCGGTGACAACGCTACGATCAGAAGCCTGATCGCTGCAAACATCGATGTTGACACGCTGTTTGCACGAGAGGCAACGCTCAATGCCATCAATGCGATGGACATCACAAGCAACACCTACCTCAAGCTGATGGTGGCCGAGAAGGCTGATCAGTCAGAGGTGGATGCCCTCGGTGAGCGCATGGATGCAGCAGAACTGAAGATCACGCCGGACGCCATTGTTTCTACGGTCACCGGCTCCCAGCAGTATCAGGAAGATCTGGCTTCTATATCTTTGTCGGGCAGCGGCGTCGAAATGATCGTGGGCACTCAGACTGCTTCCACCGCTTCATGGACAGGCGTTTCTGCAATGTCTGAACTGAAGGACGGTGTGCAGATTGCTTTCTGGCTGCCGCAGAGCAGTGGTGCGAATGTTACTCTGAATCTGACGCTTGCTGATGGATCGACAACCGGTGCTATTCCGTGCTACTTTTCCGCAGGCACACGGCTGGGGACTCAGTACAGTGCGGGCAACGTCATCCGTCTTACTTATCGCGAGAATGCGAAATACTACTCCAGCACAATCGCCAAGGGCTGGTGGGCTGACGCGAATTACAACACGGACACCTATGACCGCATCCGGCACGGAACAGTCAAAGCTAAGGAAACCTGTGCGTACTTCAGGCTCATCGTCAGCGACAGCGAGGGTTACTATCAGCTTGCTGCTGGTAAAGCGTTCGACATTTCCAAGCCTATTCTGTGGCTAGCAAGCACGCTTACAGCCGGTTATTCCACCTCCAATGCATATCTGGCCTATTCCAGTATTTCTGTCAGAAATCATGTGTCGGATTTCACGGGTACGACGGGTGCTTCTCTATATCTGGTTGGAACGCTGGTTGGCTCCACTTTCCTCCCAGCAGAGAATTACCTGACCTGCACGCCACCGACAGAAGAAAATGGCCTCACATACATGCTGCTGGGCATCATGACCTCTGCGTATGCCATGAACCTCTTCCCGGAGCATCCGCTGTACCGCTTTGTGAACGGCGCTTTCCAGCCTCTTTCGCAGGTGGCATACGAGGCATATTCAGAGGTCGGAGAAGTACGCACAGAGATGCGGACTGCCATCGAGCAGACCAACACTGCGATTGCGCTCAAGGCTGACCAGACAACTGTTACTGCACTTTCCAGCCGTGTTGATTCGGCTGAACAGCAGATCACACCGGAAGCGATTACTTCCAAGGTGCTGCAATCCGCACAGTATGCTTTTGAGAAAGCCGATGGACGCAACTACTGCCTAAACAGTGCTGTGGAGCACAAGTTCGTGGACGGGTACTATCGACTGGCATCGGGCGGAACCACTACTGCAACAGGTCAGCGGCTGGATCTGTCGGATGACTTCTTCTCACACAGCAATGGGCTGAGCAGAATGCTCTTTTCCTTTGACATCAAGCGTACCAACATTGACGCCTCCGCCGCCTCGACTGCAGGTGTGTATTCCGGTTTCTGGATTTACTACAACCTCTACGGGGCGGATGGCACGACTGTTTCCACCACCGGACGCGGCTTTTATCTGCGCACAAGCGATGCAAACTTTGCTGCCACCGACAGCGACTGGGTGCATATGACCTACGGCGTATATAACTTCTCCGGCTATAATCCGATCAGCGTTGCTTATGCGTATATCGGTACTGCCTCGCAGAAGGGTTGCACCGGTACAGTCGAGTTCCGCAATTTCAAAGTCGAAACATCAGAAACATGGACAGACTGGAGTGCTGCGCCCGAGGACATTTATGGTCTTTCCAGCCGTATGAGCAACGCTGAAAGCCGTATCACCCAGAATGCCAGCAGCATTGCACTCAAGGTTTCCACGTCCACTTACAATTCCGAGAAGGTCTACCGTGGTTCGACTGCGCCCACAACTCTGTACACCAACATGCTCTGGCTGGACACCTCGGTAAGCCCGAACCTGCTCAAACGATATACGGGAAGCACATGGGTGGCGGCAGGTGCGCAGGAGGTCAAGGCCAGCGGCATCACCATTGGCCCCAACAACGTGGCAATTACAACGGAGAACTTTCTGCTTCAGCTGCTCGATCCCGGCGACAATGAAAACGTACTCATGGAAATGAGCGCCAACGGCAACGTCGGTTTCAAACAGCTTTATGCGGATGAGGTTATCTCTGACTCCGTAGCACAGTCCTATGCCGGTTCTTCCCGGCTGTGGGTAAAACCATCCATTGAGACGCCGACAGAAACGGACTTCCGTTCGCTGGGCGAGGCTGTTCAGACGCTGAACAACAGATTCCTGCCCAATGACGTGACCATCTATCTGCCGTGGGGCCGGGAAACCTATGAACCCTCCGGTGTTGTCATCCGGGGCATTTCCGGCCCGGGCAAGCTGACGATCTATGGCTACGGTGAAAACAGTATCCTCAACAGCTACATCAAGGTTCACGGCTGCTTTGCCCACATCTGTTTCCAGAATCTGTACCTTCGTGAAAGCAGAACGCTGAATGGAAGCAACCGCCAGCCGTATCTGTGCGAGGTTACAAAGTGCCACTTCGTGGAGTTCAGCGGTTGTACGCTCGACGCCAACGGTATCACGTATGACTCCGTATATGCCCGCTCCTCTCATGTTTTCCTGTACAATTGCGGTCTGTACAATGCTCTGCAGGGGCTGGAATGCTATCTGGCACAAGGCAATGTGAAGGACTGCTGCGGCTCCTGCAGCTGGGCGATGGTTTCCTACGCCAGTCTTATTATTGCCAGCGGTACGGTTCCTGCGGGCAGCAGAGGCACGGGTGAAAACGGGCTTCTGTATGCAAACAGCGTCACAACCGATTACGGCACAGCCATTCCTACTGTCACACCGGATGAAACCGGCATTCTGTACGCAACAACCACAAAGTCGTGGCGCGGCAGCTGGCGAACCGATACGCTGGATGTCATTCAGGGCGTGTACTACGACAGCGGCTACAACTCGTCCCTTAACTGGAACAGAGGCTGCATGTGGTTCAGTAATGCACAGAACCTGCTGTCGGGGTGTACAGTCAAGAGCGCGACGCTTACGCTTCACCGCAAAACCGGCTCCGGTTCCAGCTCAGC